GAAACCACATAATAAAGATTGTCTTCATCAAGCGTGATCCCGGAAAGACCTGGTGTGCCATCTGTCCCAATGACAAAGATCTGTTGACCATTGACCAGGGGATGATTTGCCAGGGTAAAAGTATCTGTTGCAACCGCTACATCATCTTTGGGAATAACCCCAACCTGAGAATGCCCGAAGTTCTTGAAGGAAAGTGTGTGGGTTCCACCACCGGAAGCACCTGAGATGGTTACAGCTGCGCCTCCCATTGTTGCAGCAAGTTTTATGGTGTCTATTGTCGAACCAACAACATAATAATCTGTTCCAGTTGACAAGCCTGAAGGCAGAGTGCCGGTGGTCGTCAACCTGACCAGCTGATCGTCAGTCAAGCCGTGTGCGGTGATTGTTATTTCATCATCTGAAACAGCAACATTACTATCGGTAAACGTGCCGATCGATCCTGCCGTGGTGAAGGTCACCTTGAGGGTTGTATCCTCGGTATTGACCGGCAGATAAGGCCCATCTTTGAGATCGAGTGTTGAAAAAACCCAAGTCGTATCTCCGGTTCTCTTGAGCTCCCGAGGTGCATGATTCGGATGCGCGATGAAAACAACATCAGCAGATTGAGTAAAAAAGAGATCATCCAGGTCGCTTGTCGAATAGGGAGTTGTCAATTCCACGGGTTGCACGATCGTCCTGGTCCCGGATCCAGCTGAAGAAAGATTCAGCGCATTGCCGAGTGTGTTGTCAGCGAGGGTCAGCCGGATGTCGGCTCCAGAAACATAGTGAACGAAGTATCTTTGATCAGTCGTGATTCCACCTGGTGCAGCTGCTCCGGTTCCGAGAGTGAGATAAACGTCATCTCCGGTGGATAAGCCGTGTGATGAGGTGGAAAGTGTGAGTGTGTTGGTTGTGGTATTGACCGATGAGATCGTCGCTACATCTTCCGTGAGGACGGCATCAGTACGATAGAATCGAACATGGAGGTTCCCGAACTCGAGGATGTAGGATTGCCCTTGACCGAAGTTGAACGGAACCAGACGAACCTGGGCGTTATCCTTGGTTCTGGATACAAAAAAAGTTCCAGGTCTTCGAGCCAGGGATCCTTGGGGTAACGGAAAGAAATTGGAACAAGTTTTAAGTGAATTCTTGTAGCTCGGCAGATCAACGTAGCCCTGCATTCTGGGCGAGATCTGACCATCCGCAAACGATGTCTGGACGGCTTGAACTCTGGGCATTACAACCTGGCTTCAATAAACACATCAGAATAAATCGAACGCACGAATCCACGCTCCGAACTATCCGCAGTCCTGGCATCCGATAAAACAGAATTGTATTTCAAGACCATGTGATCCCGGAGCTCCGGTCTGCCTGTCAAGGCTTCCGCGATTTCAGAAGCAAGACGAAGTCCGATCGCGTGGACGACCAGGGCATCAAACTCGTTTGGATCCTCGATCCGCTTGATGTATTTGATCCAGGCTTGATCGGCATCGGTGACGAGAAACCCGTTCTCGACATAGTGCTCGGAATCCCAATCATAAAGATCGATCACCCGGAGGCAATCGGTCGGGAGGGTATATTTGTAAGAGAATCCCCAGACCGGTTCGGTTGAGGATCTGGCAAGCTTTGCTCGAGTGATCGCGCACGACCAGGGGTACGAGCGGAGCACGGCATCACGAACATCTTCATAACGAAGATTGCAAAGCCGTGCTCTTTCGTTGTTGTCGGTCAGGCTCGTAATCTTCTGGTCGCCCAGGTTTACGAGCCCGATGTTGCAAATGTCAACAACGCTGGTCATTAATCGACGACGTAGAAAAGTTCTAGTGCGATTGAACCAGCTGCATCAACGGCAGCATCCAAGATGGCGACTTTTATATCCAAGAGACCACCTGGATCCTTGGCTTCACTAGCAACATAATCCCAAAGGGGAGTTGCCGTAGTGGCAAAGTCTTTGATCACGGATGCGGATCCTGCTGTTGCGACTGAGATTCCATCATTGATGGCATCCACATCGTCAGCATTCACCAGGTTTCCATCGACCGCATAGACTCCAATGTCAGCGGTAGTGGATGATCCACCTACGTTATCGAAATAAATCGTTGACGAAGGAAGAAGGATCGCATTCGATGGCAACCTTGCGAGATGATAAGTCGAGTTGACCGAATCATCCGAGTTGGTTTCCACCACATCGAAAGTTGATCGAACACGACCATAATGATGACGAGAATCCACGAAGGTTTGCTTGACGGCAACCAGGTCCGTGGTTTTCGTTCCGACTAAATTTACGACTGCCATAACTTACTCCTTTCAGCTGGCGTTATGATTATGAAGGATCGCAAGCAATCTCGACGACACGCTCTTCTTCCAATCGTGTGGATCCCACAGTCATGGAGAAATAAACGTAGGTCGCGAATCGCTTATCGGCCCGTTCGGTGACACGCGCTTTGATGTCATCCCAGACACAAAGCCCGATTCCTGCACGATGGAACATGACGACTTGCTCATCAGAGTTAGAGTCGGTTCCAAGTCTCTCGGTTCTGATGAATCGAACTCCCATGAAGGTATCGATCTCTCCGGTTACCAGACCGCGAACGGAATTGTAATCTCCGGAAAGTGCGTTGATTCCTGAGAATCCAGCATCGGTGTTGCCCATCTTGGATCCGAAGGACATGTCCGAGAGGAGGTGTGCGAGTTGTTTTGAATTGACGACACAAAAGATGTTCGGATTGCCGGCGAGATCATAATCATCTGCATCAGCTGCTCCGAGTATCTTTTTAGCTTCCAAGAGCTTGGAGATCGTCAATCCTTTATCGCCGGTTCCCAAGCCATAGGTATGGGCGTTGACAGCGACTTTTTGTCCTGCCGGAAGTGTGGTGGATGTTGATCCATCTACTCCGGTTTGTGCGGTTCCGGTCAATGCCGAAATGATTTCATCATCGATGGATCTGCCCATTGCCATTGCTGCGTTTTGAGCATAGCTGGAAGCAGGATCGATGAGCATTCTGAGCTTGTCCTGGTCGTCGATCAAATCTCCCCATTGGAAAGACTTGGGAGTTACACGCCTCCGGGAATGAGGGGTGTCCACCAGGGGTGAGTCTGCATGGCGCGAAGTTACCAGCTGGGCAGCGGTAGCTCCTAATTGCTCCATGTAAACCTCTTCACCGCGTTTGCCGGTTTCGAGGGTTGTTGCTCCTCGCAGACGAGATCCCATCTGCTGAACGAGCATCATGATGTTGTCTGAATACTGCTTTACAAAAGCAGTTGAGATTTGGGTACTCATGGATAACTCCAAATGAACGATTTCCTGCCGAACATTTGGAGTTGTCCGATGAGATCGGGCTCCGGAAAGAACCTAGTTGCTTGAGGGTTCTAAAAGAATTGTCCTACGCTCAAGTTCCCAGGCAGGGGATTACACACCCTAGTTTTCAGGGTGCAAGTAATTGAATAATGATTGAAATTCTTTTACAGCATTTGCGTGTTCCGGATGTTCTCCGTTCATATATGCAGCCATGAACTCGGGATCGGATTTACGCTCCGTGATCTTGGCTTGTGCCGTTGTTGGCGACATGCCTCCGACGAGGCCGTCATTTCCACCAACCAGGCGATTGTCTTCTGTCAGGAACTCTCCCATGCGGTTAAACATTTTTGCAAAACCTGGATGGTTTCCAAGACCGGTTTGCTCCATGAATTTGACGAGATCTTGATCGGCAAACTGGAGAAAAGCCCGTCTGGCAAGTTCCGAGTTTTTTCTATAATCATCCCCCCATTCCTGGTTCAGCTGATTTTGATAATGCAGCTGCTCTTGCTCATAGGCTTTTTGTGCCTTGTCGTTTGTCTCTCGTCCCAGGTTCCCTAGATAGCCGTGAAGCTTCGAGGCCTGGTCTTGAGTCAAGCCGGTATCGTGAGCAAATTGCTTGAACTCGTCTGGGGTTTCCGAATCGAACTTATATTCTGAAGGAGAATTAGGACGACCCATGCGGTCATACAACTCATTCATGTCTCCGTTCGTCGGAACACGAACCAATTCCTCTCCTGGAGCTCCTAGCTTCTTTACGGCATGAACATAGGACTTTGCCAGGTCATCCCAAGATTTGAAGTTCCTGAGAGATGGTTCGTTGCGTAATTCAACCGGTAATGTATCCGGATTGAAAGATCCAGAACTTTCCGAGCTCGGCAGATCTCCGGAGCCTAGAATCGTTCCTGGTGATGCGACTCCTGGAGTTTCAGAAGTCGTCGAGGTCGCGGTCTCTTCCATGCGATTGTCTCTCTAATTGTTCAAGTTCTTCCACACTCACACTCAGATAGGAAATGATGTCCGTAATCACGGATCGTCTGCCATCGTTGTGATGGGTGTGGTATGGATCTCCAGGTCTGAAACAGCTGGAGAATACGAAATGCCGACTACAAAGATCGGCAAGGACACGTTTCCCGGCATCACTACCGAAAACCGTTTCATAGTCTGCTTTAACCTGCTTGCGCTTTAGCAATGTTCAGTTCTGCTTGAGCTCGGTTACGATCAGCCATCGATACCAGGTTGTCTGCTTCTGCGACTGCCATCTGGCTTTGCATCTGTTGCTGCATTGCCATCTGTTGCGCTTCAGCTTCCATCTCTGCTGCAAACTCCTCTTCTGTCTTAAAGACAGACGGAGGCACACGGAGGATCTCCGCTGCAATGGTTGCGACCCTGGCAGGATCCAGGCGACGAAAGACGGAAGGATCGATCTGGGCCATCGGTGTTAAGAATTGGATCAAAGAGCTTACGGATGTCATTTCTCCGGAACGCTGCGCGATCCCGACCGGGTTGGTGTATTCCACCTGGAAATCGGCATTGATCAAGATCTCCGGAGG